ACGCTTCAAGCACTGGTGTGACGTACACAGACAGTTCAACCACTGTTCGCTGTCAGCGACCAAGTCCAATTGTTCTTCGATTTTCACACCCACACGCTCGTTACACTGCGACGGGTGACGCTACTGACCACACAACATACATGATTTTTGGACCCGGTCAAAGCGTACCTCACAACTTTGCAGCACACGAACCGCAACTATCCAGCATCGTTACCGGTGGTAACGGCTACAGCGGTGTGCCAACTGGCAAGAATTTGCCTAATGAGATTGCACACGGTGCAGCCAGTCGCAATGGATTTAGTGCTCACTTGCCGCCCACTGCTGAATATCAAAAAGGCAACGTGCAAGGCTACAATTACGTCATGAATTGGGAGCCGTCAAAAGGTCATCCAAACAGCACTGGATTTGCTCAGACAGCAGGGCAAGGGTTGTTTTACGACACTCAGTTCACTGCAACGAATCCACCTGCTCATGCACACCCGATGTCGTATGTGTTTACCGATTTTGCAGGCGTCTCAATGGGTGCAGCAGGTCTTGCTACCACACTTGCACGCTCGTGTGTATGGCACATGGACGGTGGCTATCACCCCGGCGGTCACTTCCTTGACAATCACATTGAGCGAAATCCAAAACATCCAGTATCGAATAGTCGCATTGCAGGCGGCTCAGACGCTCAACAAAACCCAACAGTATTCCGTGTGTCGTCTTTGTTAGGAACTGCTTACTTAGGTACGTTTGGAAGCGAAACAGACATGACAAGCAACTCAGATTACGTTGTCATTGATGCTACACGCGCACAAAACGCTGAGGAACTTGCTGCTATTGTTTCAGCAGGTGTTAATACATTTCCCGGAACAGACCCACTGAAAGCCATCGGTGGGACGTTCCTACCTTCGTTCCAAACCGCAGCCAAGCAAGATAAGTATGGTTGGGTTGAATTGATATTCAATGCAGGCACTTACACAGAACAAACTGGTGGCTCCGCTGCTACATTACAGGCTACTGCATCAATCCCTACAACGCTCCCTCAGTATGGGTGGTTACGCATTACAGATGGTGCTGCCATCAACGGATTTGCGTCCTACTCGTCATACGCAGGTGCAGTATTCACTTTAGGCAGCAATCTTTCGGGAACCACGAACATTGTCGACCCAACAACAAAGGCTGCAATTGTGGCTGCACCTCTTAACTCACTTCCCGGTGGCGCTGTCAAGATTTACGTATGGACTAAAGCGGGTGCACATCGCTACAACAATACGAGTCAGTCTCGTGACCACATGACACAGGTTCACTACAGCGGCTATGTGGATGCCGTTGACAGAACCAAACCAATAGGAGCAGTCGGTTGGTCAGGAGAAGCATACTCCTATCTCAACTCATACAACGGCACTCAAATTGGTAGCACCAAGTTCCCTGCTGGTGAAGGTGCATGGCACCCGTTCCTTGGATTCAACCCATACGGAGCAGCCGAATCTTGTTTGTCAGGTAGTTCACCCGTCGGTGCTGACTCTATGCCTGTAAGTGTCACCGCACAATCTTGCGAGATTGGCTTAGCCTCACGCCATCTGATTGCCATCACACACGAAAGTGAGATGCCTTTGATTGCAAAGGCTGACCGTGACGGTATTCTTTGTGCAGGCGATTGGCTTGACCTTAAGCGAAGCGGTACACTTACCAATGCAGGCACTACGAAGTGGGACACTACGAAGGTACACAATCGTGACCGATACGTTGGTCCCGCTACGGCAGGACCGCATGTTGAAGCAATGATGTTGGCCGATGTAAGTTCTTACCCACAAACAGCCTCTTACCCTGCTGTTGGCACAGAAACGTACTGGCACAGTCGTGTTACGTCAGCAGCCCACATTGAGCGTGCTGACCCGTGTCAAAGCCCTACGGGTGATTTGTTTTGGGACGAGTCAAAGGTTACTGCGAGTCAGTTCCACGAAGGCACTGGTACATACGGCGTGACTTGTCAAGGAATCACATCATTAACGCAATACAGTGCCACAGGCACTGGCATCTACAAATTCTACAAAACACAACACCCTGCTCGCAATTTCAACGAAGAACACGTTGTATGGAAACGCATGGACGGTGGCAACCTTACCATGCCTGCTGTCAACGCAAGGGGTCTTGGTATGGTACCATGGGTCTATAGAAAAGATGGCGGAGCCTACAAGAAGGTAGGTGAAAAGATACTTGGAAACAATCGATTTTCGTTTGAAACAACGAACGGCGCTATGTTCCCAATCATTCAAGCACAGGAACTGTCACACCCACAACTGGCTGAGCAAAATCAATTTGCCACAAAGATTGAAGATGCGTTGCTTATTCCAAACGAAGAGATTCAGTTTCAAAGCCTACAGGTCGTTGATGACACTGGACAAGAGCACAGAATCGCAGGCGGTAGCCCACTTGGTACTGTCATTCTTGATTTCAGGCATCTGAGTGATAGAGAAATAGAGGGCTTGTCACCAGCACTTGCAGGTTCAGGTATATCGCCCAACCTGAAAATACGACTACCTGACCCTGACGACATTCCGGGCAACATCATCGTACGACCGAGTTTTGACCGCATACAAGGCTATCAGAACGAAACAATGGGTAGTGGCGGTATACAACACCCATCGCAACCTCAGCAAGCGATTACGGACATGTTCAACAACGCTCAGCCCGGACCACGTGCTTGGCCTACGTGGGAGAACAACGGGTGGGAACATCTGAGTCAAGATGGTACAGACATATCAACAGCAAAGAGTAAGACACGACTTGGCTCTCCTGACTCATCTGTCGAAGGTTGGTCAGACCACACAAATAACAACCCGCTTGAGACAGCCTACGAGCCACATGACCGTTCACTACAATTCCACATCACACGAATGGGTGTGACAATGACGCACCGTGACGATGTCGATGAGTTGTCTTTCACTTCATTGTCAGGCACTGACATCAATGTAGGTTCGACGCCTGAGGACGCTGTATGGAAGGTCACCAGTGAACAAAGCGGTGGTCGTTGGTTCTTGCGAGTCTACGACCCGACGACAAACAAAGGTGTCATTGCATCATACACGAACACAGGTAGTAACAAATTCACTGGTGTTGTCGTATCTCCTGACTTTGTGTCGTTCGTTACAGGAAAAACTGGTCTTAAAGTCGTACCCTCATACTACATGCCTGCGGGTAGCACACGGTTCTTTGCGTCACGTCGTTTGCGTGACCACAGTGAGTACAGTGGCTCAAGTCCTGACATGCCAAACATCGATTGGTCAAGCATTACTACCACCCCTTACACACAGTTGACTGCACCAAAGATGACACCTATGCCAATCCCTCGTATGGGTCATCATTACGTTACACCGACAATGGCACTGTTACCCGGTCATTACGCTCACCCTGCCTATCAACGAATGTATGATTTGCATCTTGCTTGTCGAAGTGCATCAAATAAGCCGTTTGAAGATGCTTACTTGGGCGATGGCGAAGTAGTAAACAACGCCCCCGGTCGTGACCCGCTTGTATGGTTCAGTGGACCAACGGCAGCATTTGCACCATCTGATATTCACGGAGGTGCGTTTACGCTCATGACCGAGACGAAGGTCAAGTACGATGGTTATGGTATAGCCGCATCGAATGGACAGGCAGGTACAACCAACTCAGAAGGTGGTCATTCGATTGTGTTGGAGGCAGCGGGAACATACACGCTTGACAACCACTTCCCTGACCCAATGGAAGTTGGAGCGTATCAAATTATCATTCAGCCGAACGTGTTCTCACAACAGATTACTGGTTACCACCTCAATCACAGCGATGCAACCAAAGCCCCATCTGAATCGGGAGACAAGGTTACAGAATTGACAGGGCAACAAGTCAACACTGTCATTGCGATAGAGCATGACAAATCGAACCTCGGTGCAATGACGCTTGTTCTTGCTGAGGCAACAATGGCTGACGTACGAGGCTGTGAGATTATCATTAACGAAGTCATACTTGACTTAGAGCCTGATGCGGGAAGTCAGTTCACCAACATACCTACACTGGGATTGTACAACCCACTTGGTGTTGACGAGACTGCATCACCTGCGTTCACACGTCGCAGCCTGCCGTACCGACCCAACATGTTCATTCAAACGACACCGGGTATGACGACCACCGTGCCATGGTGGGCACAGTTGCACAAGGACGGTGCACGTAACAGTGCCGCTGACGAATTCAAGTTCCTTGAGTGGCATACACCTGACCATTACTATCAACTCAATCGACCTGCGTTTGGTGCGGTCGGTGCACAGATTACACTTGCAGGTTTCTCAACCATTTACCCTGACATCTATGGAGAGCACTACCGTGCACGCAGTCTTAACCCAAGTTGTGTTGTGATTTCGTCTGACGCCAGTGCACAGACCATTACAGTTGACAGCAATGAGTTGTTCCCAGTCGAGCCATACTACGGCGAAGTGCTGGAGTACATCGATGCTGACGGCGAGCGTCGTACGGCTACCTACACGAACCGCACGGGTACATTGGCACACGCTACATTGGCTGCTGCTACAACGTTTGAAGGCGTATCGACAGCCAACTTGTTCTTTACAAATCTGACAGCAGGCACAATCCTACGACTCAGTGGTCCATACGATAACAGAGAAGCAGGTGAGGTTTTCAAGAATTCTGAATCGAGCATTGCTACACGCACGCTCGCTCAAACCTTTGCAGGTACACGAGATACCAACTCGTTGCATACACCTGATGCATTCCTGTGTATGTGGCATCCGAATCTTGGACGCCCATACACATACTACTCAGACGACAGCAGTCGGTCCTTCTATGCTGCCACAGGTGTAGCCGATTCTCCTGTCAACAAAGCATCACTTAACAACATACCTGAGCACTTTGAGACAATTCACTATCATGACTTCTTTTACGCAGCATCAAAGGGTCCGTTTGCCCTTGGTATGAAGTGGATTGCACCGCCACACGATGCGGATAATGATGCTGCTACCACCGACTTCCACGACGGAACAGTCTACACTGCTGCACAAATTGACGCATTGGTCGACGGAACAGGTACACTTGACCATCAGGGTGGCACGGACGGCTCAGACAAATACAATTTCGCAGGCTACTGGCCGAGTGGCTCTCGTGGAGGTGCAGGGTCAAGCCGTCTCGACGGATTCCTTGAGACCGTTATCGGATGGGGCGGTAAGTTGTTCGGCATTGACTGTGTTGGATTCCGTGACGACAGCGGCATCGAAGAACGCACCTATGCACAAATGACATCTGATTCAGACTACGCACGCAACACATGTTTTGGTTATCGCTTCTCAGTAAGACAGCCGTACAATCGACCACGGTGGTCTCCATACGTGCGAGGTTGGATTGAGGGCACACAGACAAATGCGTTGCTCGGTTACTACCATGGGCCGTTTATTCAACAAGACAACAAGACAAGTGGTTGGGATTATGTTGGTGCTGACAGCAGTCAATCCGATGCGGACTTCCCTGCTACCTACACTGGTATACTGGAGCGATTGACACAGATTAGCGCCATGCTCAACCAAGACCAACTTGGCCGACAAGTACGATACAGCGATGGTCGTCGAATGACACAGCCGTTTGGTTGCCCTGTCCGAACGGTGCGTAATGCATCGACAGTACGACGCATGTACCCGAATGACCACGCAGGTTTGGGCATTGCTGAACTTGCTCAGGCTCATCGTTTCTACTTGATTGATTGGTGGGGTAACACGCGTGGTGAAGACGTGCGTCGATTCCCAGTGCGTGGGTTTGGTATTCGACCTGCGTGGGACCCTGAGGATGCTTACGCTGACACCAACGTCACACATCGGCCTGCTGCGAACAACTTGTTCGGTGGTGATGGCACTGACCGCTATAGCGGTAACGCCAACAATGACAACAACGCATCTTCAAACATGGGCACTGCGGACTGGTTTAACCCTGCCAGTGCTATGCGAGTGGGTGACCGTGGTGACGGACGTGGTGTTCGTTGGCCTACACACTTTAACGAGAGTCTGTTGGCTGATGTATCTGAAACAGTCGAGCCATCAGGTTTGGTTGTCTCACAACCTACCGCTGAGCCAACTGTAGGAAAGGGGCTGATTCGTCCACGAAACGACGTACTGCAAACAGATGAAGTTGAACGTGGTATCAGCAACAGACTTGGTCTTGCTGACGAAGATGGATTACTCAAGCCGACCGCTATGGTCAGCGAAGGAGTTGAGTCAGTAACTGCTAACTCGCTGTTGGCTGAGCCTGTTGGCGGTGATGGTGTGCGTGCAGGGCTTGACGTCGATACTCTTGGCGAACTGAATGATGGCATCAGTCGTGAGTACGTCATCATGAGCACAGAAGCACACAGCCTGCACACTGACCGTGAGGTCGGACAACGTACGACACTGCGTGGTGCGCTTGACATCGGTAGCCAAACGCTTGGACATCTCAACATGACATCACTCTCTTGGAGTGGACAGCCTCTCAAGGGTGTGCTGCGTGTATCGAACGCTCACGCATTTTGGGCGCTCGGTGGTACATACGTGATGGATTGGTCGGTGCGAGAAGGTGTGCTGTCTGACTTCGGCTGGGGCGCAACTGCTGCGGCTGATTCGACGAACCCGTATCAGGATGCGAACCATTCGCCGAAGGTTGACCGTACGAACAACACGGACAGCACAATCGAGTTCTTACTGCGTCCAGTCATGACACTTGACAAGTCACACATCCAAATGTTCCGACACAACCCCGTCGTGACAGGTAGTACACCACAGGCCAGTCCAAACTTCTATGCAGCCACAGGTGGTTGCAAGTATGGTTTCTATGTCAGCGATGCACCGTCAGCCCGTACAGGCACGCCTTCATCACCTCCGTACAAGCCAGTGTATGCCATCAAGCCTGCAAGCAGTGTGACCACATCATCAAGCGACGGTCCGAATATTCTCGGCGTCGACGTGACAGGATATACCAAGTCAGATGTAACACAGCCAGTCGCTCGTATTGTTATGAGCGAAAACACGCTTGAGCATTTCCGCAGCGATGCACCCCGTCGGTTGGCTGAGGACGGCGAATCTGACTTCTCAGTCCAACCACGTCACAGTCAAACCCTGCATCCGAAGGGTAGTTCGGGCGATACGTCTTTTAACACAGGCGACCACAGTGGAGAATGATAACATGGCTGACGCATACAACAGAACGACAGGGCGATTTAGTGAAGCCCAGTCAACTGTCATGAAGCGAGTCCGCAAGCCGTCGTTTGTCGACAACGCTGTGCGTCACGCTACGTATGTGTCATCGGCTACCAAGCGTGTAGCAGGCTCGCCTGTGCGTACAGACTTTGAATCGTCGACCGACAAGACTTACACACTATCAGAGGAGGACGACACCATCCGAATCGAGCACACCTCGTCGGGTGGGAACAGATTTAGGGGCGGTGTCTTTCATGGAGACGACCAGTTCGACGCTTCGTCGACTGTTCCTTCACTGTTCATCAATGCTGATGACAGCAAACAACGTCTCGCACCACATTCTATAGAAACAGCCACGAAGGGCACACGCATTCGCTTGAACAATCTCAAGGGTCGCAGCCTAATCGACATGGGATTCGACGGTAAGCGTTTGCAGATTGCACAACCAGTAGCCGTCGGCCTACGAACAAGTGACTTGGCCGAACGAATCGTCACCGAGGGTAGGAAAACTCTTTCAGGTTTTCGCATTTCAGCGCCAAGCAACGTGTTTGTGGCAAAAAACATCAACAACGTCGATGCTTTGACCGCTTTGCGGTACTTAGCAAGGCATGATGGTTTCATGACGAAGGCTGACTCGCACGGAATGGTGAGTTACATGCACCAATTGCGTGGCAACCGGTCGGTTTACATTCACCAAGACATGGTTTCTGACGGTATTACGGAAGAAAACATGGATGCGGCCCCTAATCGGGTCACTGTACGGGGCAAACGACGTGCAAACAACGATGACAACATCATCCAAGTCGATGACATTGATTCTCAGAAGGATGGTTTGCGTGAAGTGCAGGGTGGTATCTTTGCACCGACAGCCAACAACCGCAATGCGACGAAAAACATCGGTCGTAAGTTCTTGGCTACTGCAAAACGTGCGAAAGGTGCCAAAATGCTGACGGGAACCATCAATTCAATGGCTGTGCGTGCTGGTGACATCGTTTCGTTCCAAGATATTGGTGAAAAGACCCAAGATATTGTCCTACGAGTGCGTCACAATCTCACTGAGCGTCGTTCTGACATCAAAGTGTCCTCAATCGAGGGCAGTTTGGAAGATTTGATACAACGAGCGCAAGAAGGCGACATTTCTTCGATGTTTGATGACGGTCAAGAAGAAAAGCAGCAGGTCAAAGAGAAAAATTACGCTGTTAGCGCTACAATGACCGTCAAAACCACTTGGGTCATCGCTGCAAGGCAAGTTCGACCCGAAGGGATGATAATTGGGCACCCTACAAGGGGATTGATTAAAGGAGATGGCTCAGTAGCCGAAGCAGACAACGCATTGTTGACGTTAGGGACATCTCAGTCGAAATGGATAGTAAAGGGGAATGGTTGAATGCCGTTATTGACATCAGGACATCGATTTGTAGTGGACAAGTTGGCTGAGGAGATTACACAGGTGGTCTTTGGCTTTGACGGAGGTATTGCCACCAGTGAAGACGGCGGAGCAGGTCGACCTGCTGTCACAGTCACACCTGTTGTCCGTATTGTCGACGACAACACCATATCGGTTGAGGCTAAACTCACAACCACTGATTCATTCGCCTTACCTCTCCGAGAGGTATGTATTCGCTCGGCTGACCGAGCATTGTTCCGATACACGTACGACGCAATCACGAAGTCGTCAGATACGGAACTGATATTCTCAACAATCATCGAGGTGAACTAACATGGTCAACCCACTATCAGGACACACAACTGGACAAACTGTATCATCTGAGTCGTTGAAAGACGGAGCAGGGCTAACGAGCACATCACTTACTAATCTGTACGAAGGGTTGCACGGCAACGGTATCGTTCGACTCGATGACCGTGCCTACAACGACAGTAACCGTCAGAACACAGGTGCCAACACTGCTGGGCGTGTAGACGTAGCAGGTAGTGGAGCAGTGACCGTGTACGGTGGGTACGCAGTGCTTGGTGGCGTTTTGTACACCTTTGCCAACGGTCCGAACTCGTCGAAGACCTATACCGCAGGTGACACTGCATGGCATCTTGGTTCGCTACCGTCTGTGCCTTCAAACAATTCAGATGTGATTGTCACTGTGTACGTCGTCGCCGACAACAACACTGGTGTTGCAAACGTCAAGCATCACTTTGGCACACCAGTTGTAACAACAACGGGGACGCCTCTTACATCTGATACCTTTCTGTCGGCACCGGGACCTACGAACAATCAAGAGGTCACAGTGCTCGCTATTTTGCGTTATACCATGACAGGCGGGGCAGCAAACGTCACTGCTTCGCTCAACACACCTACGGTCAGCGACAAGCGATGTTTGCTTAGCAACAGCCCGATGTACCTGACACCACTAACGTCGGGTGCTACGGGTGGCTACGCCAGTTCAGAAGCCATTGACCATGTCAACGGCTCTCTCGACACCATGGACTCACGAATAAGTGGGTCTGAATCAGGAGCGTTCAACGCCTCGCCATTGGGTGCGGTGTGGCAAAGCCACAGCCCTGACGGGCACGCAGTCTTGTACTACAGCGCTCGGCGAGACCAAGGAGGCTCGCCTGCTCGTAACACGTGGAGACTCGCACCGAACGAGGTCAAGGTTATTTCAACTGCATCAAATCAGACGTTTACGTTTGATGGACCCAACATTTGGATAATTACGACCTCAGGTAACATCACACTCAACCCGTCAGGTACATTCCCTCACGGTCATACAATTGAAGTGTATCATGCTGCGGGAAGCAACAACTTGAATTTTGATGCCACTGGAATCAACGTCAACGTAACAATCAACCTGTATGGTAAGTTCGTTTACACTGGTTCAGCATGGGCGAAACTCGACTTGCATACGGTGAGTTGATGGGTGAACTGATTGACCAACTGATGCAGACGTGTGAAGTCTGTAAGACGACGGCGTTACCGCTGTCCATATCAGGCAAGTACACCACAGGCTCAGCCGTGGTATTGCACGAGTGTCCCAACTGTGGCTACATCCGTAAGCACGGTGGCTTGGGTCCGATAGCCGAGCGAGCATCTCTTTCTAACATACGCAAACGGCTGAAAAAGTCAGGGCATGGACAAATGTCGTTGCTGCTACTGCGCCATGCACAGGACACTATCATCAATCAACGAACGCATTAGTATCGCTTGAGGTTCGGGTAGTTGGTCGTAAAGCAATCTTCGCACAGCGGAAAATAAAGACCACCCTCATTGTTTCTCAGTGACCCTATTCTCCACAATTTTATTTTTGCTCTTTTCTCGCAACCTGACATAGAACAGGCGTATTCTGCTGGACCTGCACCGTCCCATAGTATTCTCACATACGATGCCCCGTTGTCGCTTTTGTAAATGTGCCTGCCCGTTTTATCTTTCTGACCTGTACGTAATTTTTGTTTCACGCAATCACCTATTCATCAGATTTCTTGCCGATGATGTCGTCGATGCGAAGAATGCTGATGCTGACTTCGCTTGCTGACAGGATTGCCTGCCTTACCAAACCAACTGGCTCCCATACGTTTGCCTCAGTCATAGAGCAAGTGCCACCGTTCTCGATGTCAGGACCTGCGTCTTGATTGCCTTGTTGATGCTCGTTGCGTAGCGCAAGGATGGTGTCCAAAGGCACGAACCCTGCGTTCTCAGCGATGGTAGCAGGGATGGTCTCTAAGGCGTCAGCAAACGCTTCGATAGCCATCTGTGCTCGACCGCCAATCTCAGCAGCACGGCTGCGGAGGTTGAGCGCTGCACCGACGTAGGATGAGCCACCACCAGTGACGACCCTGCCACTGTTGTAGGCAAGGCATACTACGCCGAGAGCATCATCGAACCCACGTTCGGTCTCATCGAGTGTCTGACGCGTAGCACCACGCAATACGAGCGTGGTCACGTTGCCATCACCCTTGACGATTATGTAGTCCATGTCACCAACAGTCGTTTGTACGACTGAGGCATCTGAGGCTGTTAGAACACCTTCAACTGAATGGCTGACTGTTGTGCCCAGTAATGTAGCCATAGCATCGAGGTCGCTTGGTGGAACACGGTGTGCTACGCTGATGTTGTTCTTGGCGAGCAGTGCTGCTACGAGTTCGTTGACGCTGTCACGACAGAACACGACACCGCCTTTCGGCAACTGCTCGACGATTGCATCGACCTTGCCTTGCCAAACGTCCTTGTCGGCATACTGCTTGTAGGACTTGATGTCGCTGACGCTTTGTAGATTGACCTGCACGCCCTCTTCTTTCTTGACTGACAATCCAGTGTTGATGAGAAGCACTCGCCCCTCAGGTTCGTTTGGCATGTTCGGTGTCAAGAATGTCTGATTGAGCATGACACCACCAAAGCAGTGCGAATCATCGAGTGAACCACCCGGTTGCCCAATGACACGAATGCGCTTAATGTCACCCTTTGCTTGTTCCGCTGCCTCAACACATAGTGCTGATACGTGCTCCATGCTCGTCTCAAGTGACTTGCCAGTGATAGCCGTCTTTGCTACGTGGGTCAGATATTCCTTTGCTTCAACCGTAGTGCTTTCGATGTGGTCAACTGCCCACTTTGCTGCCTGACGATACCCTTTGCAGATGATGTTTGAGTGTAGTCCTTTCTCAAACAGTGGTTCACTGTTACCGAGCAAAGAACCCGCCAATACGGTTGTTGTCGTTGTGCCGTCATAGCACATGCTTTCTTGCGTGTTTGCTGCTTCAACAATCATCTTTGCACCGGGATGTCCGATGTCCAGTTGCTGTAGGATAGTCGCACCATCGTTTGTTACGATGACGTTTCCACCTCCGTCAACCATCATTTTGTCCATACCCGCTGGACCCAAGGTCGACCGAACGGTGTCGGCGATTAGTTTGGCTGCTCGGATGTTGTTGCTTTGTGCTGTTTGTTTCTTTTCTCCAGTCATGTTTGTCCCTCTTACCATGTCACCTCATATTCAGTGACGACTCCTGACTCTCGGCATCTTGCCTTGACGAAGCCTTCTTGGTGACCGTGATTCCACAACTCATAGGACAGTTGTGCGTCCTTCAAGCAATACTCGGCTACTTTACCGTAGTTGCCCTTACGCCATTCAAGTGGCGCATCTTCGCTTCGCATAAGTTTGTCACTACCTAAAGTGTGACGACATGCATCCGATAGTGGTATACGCTGCTTTGATGCGCTACGCAACAAAACAGACGTATCGATAATGTGTTCCTTTGATTTGGAAAGAGCATCGCCTGCTGCCCAGCAATCGAGACTATCTCGTAGAACAGGAAGGTCGAAGTTCATCAGGTTGTGACCAACGACACGGCCTCCCTTTGCGATGTGGTCGGACAAGTCTTTACCCAGTGTCTCAGGGTGCAGTTCTTTCAATACCACGCCATCAGGTAGGAACTTCTTGGCCTCGGACTTGTTGCAGTACACGACACCCTCAGAACCATTCCACGTCGCTACGACGGTTGGCTCAAACATGTGCGTGTTGTTCCACCCGCCAATCTCATGAGAATAATTCTCAGTCTCGATGTCAAGTGCCATTACGTCGCTCATTGTAAAACCTCTTCCCACTCAGTGCCACAGCAATCGCATGACCAAAGAATCCACGAACCATCTTCTGCCTCGTCAATCTCGGTCTTCTCATCATCCCATCCACCTTGGCAAATGCCTTGGATAAACCACGGACATACATCATCGCTCATGCTATCAGTTCCTTTATCTCGATTATCTGTTGGATGGTCTCTTGTAAGACGCCTCTACATGGCTCACAGACACAGACTTCTTTGTTCCTTCGGTAGCCGAGCAACAGAAGTGCTGACTCGTCAGGGTCATGACACACGAAACATTCACGCATCGTCTCCCTCCTTGAACTTGAGATGCTCTTTACGTAGTCGGACATACTTGCGTCGACTCTCGCTTGTTTCTTCAAACAGTTTTGCACCGAATTGATTGTACTTGGTGTTGATTGAGTTATCGCTGCTGAGGTTCATATCCTGACCGAACATGTTGAATAGGTCACGTTTCTTGACCCATCCTTCACCACGGTTGTCATCGAAGTCGAATCGCTCCGAACGCTTGTAGGCCATCTTCCATGCTTGCTCGACGTTCTTACGGTCTTTGTGAGCCATACCCACCTTGACCTCAGATTCAAGCCACTGAATCAGATTGCTGTATAGGTCATACAGAATCTCCTTTGCCATATCGATATGGTCACCACGGACAACCCACGTTCCCTCAAGCATCGCCATATGGTGTGCTAATACATTCGTATAGTTCTGTAACCCCATGATGAATGATGCACAAACAGATTGCTTGTGCGGGTCCATGTTCTCAACGAGGTAGTAGTACTCGTCGATAGCCCCAATCAATGCAGGTACGTAGCCGTCATCGATTGTGAACAGTTCGTCCATGACCTCCATGGCCCATCCTTCTTGCGTATCATCGTCGGCATCGTCCCATTGCATAGGCTGAATACCAACCAGTTCACACACTCTTCTCTTGAGTGAAAGTTGTAGGTCGTTAAAGTAATCAACAATCTCCCTGTACTTGATGTCGTGCTTTGTCCTGTTGTGCACGCTCGCTGCAAGTTCGTGGGCTACATTGCGCTTCATGTCCAGTGTCCACTCACGCCAATACAGCAAAACACGCTGAAAGATACCCTTGTCGAGAACGTGCTCTTTGATGCCCTTCGGTGGGAATGTCGTAATCCATAGACTGACTTCCGACTTGATTGTGATTGTTCCGTCACGCAAGTGCTTGGTCAGAATGTTCCGACCTGTACCTGCGGAGTTGAGTGCTGATTGAAGGAACAGTACAGTTCCTTCTGAATGCTGATTAGGCTTGAGTAGGATTGAACCTTCGTCGAAGTTCATACCCTTTCGCCCTGCAAGCACACCCGGTCTTTGGACAGGTGGCTCGCCTTGTTCTTCTTGAACGAACGAGCCTACGAGTGCTGCATCTGTACCCGTCGAATAGTCGACGACCTCTAACCCTGAGTCTTTCATTACTTTCTGAATGACCTCAAAGGCTACAGATTTACCAGTCCGTGTGTCTTGAATCCAAAACACACTTACTCTCGGACACAGGTTGCTCCCTCCCACTGGAATACGTACGTATGGTAACGCTGCTTGTCCCAGTATGAAAAAGAACGACAGTAGTCCGGGTATCTCGTTGTTCTTACTTACTTCTTTGAAGTGGCTCAGGTACCCCTTTAGTATGGGATAGCGTGAAACCGCCTCATATTTGTCTGCTCGGTGTTCTATCATTTTGTTCCCTCTTCTTCTTTGTTGTCCGTTCGACACGGACGGGTTCTTCGCTCGTTAGAACGTCTATTAAACGCTTCCGTAGGGTAGGTCCCATACCCTTTACTTTTTTCAGTGATTCTTGGAAAAGCATCTCCTCGATGCTCCCACATTTTTCTAACAGTTTCACGACCAAATCAGGTCCGAAACCCGGAATTGCATTAAGCATATCAGCACGAACGTCGTTGGTGCTCACTCTTGTAACAGCACGTGCACCGTGCCGTGAGGCAGGCTTGTGTGCTTTTTTGTGTAGTTTGACGATGAACATCGCCGCTTCGACATGGTCTTTGGCCTTGTAAATATGGCAATCAAAGTCAGCCATGATGCGAGCGAATGTGCCCATCAGTTCGTTCGTGACTCGTGAATAGTTGGCTTTCGCCCCTCGATTCTGAGCCATCTTGACGTACTTGGCTATGTCACCATGTACAACCAAGAACACTCGGTCGCAGTTGGCGTCGAGGTTATCGAGTTGTCGCCAAAGATGACCGCTGTGACTTGATTGGAAGAAATCGCTAAGACTCTTGCACTCAACGTGCCCTGCACCTACTTTGTAGTCTCCCATGCCGTTAAGGAACTGAGGCTTGACAAGTACGCCTTCCTTGCTCGCCATGCGATGCACAGCCTCACAAAGCGGTCCACGCTCGTTGCTATCAACTATCAGTGGCGGTACGCTCATCCTTATCCCTCACTTTGTACAAATTGACTTTACTACTGTTGCCCCCTGTAGAGAATGAGCCACAAACTTCAATTTCGTTTTTCAGACGTTTATTGATGAGTTGGCTGACCGATGCCGTAGTCAAGCCTGACTGACGTGGAGCCAGTGAAACTATTTCATTAGCACTGATAGGTCTGCTCTGTTCTCTGATAATTTTCATAACAATATCCATCTTCGTTTTCTGTCCACCTTTACGCATCCGTCGTCGCCTCCTTGATAGCGCCGGTCTTATCCCAGTACCGGCATTTTCCAATACACAGTCCTTTCTGCCATAAGGATTTACACGTTTGTGGATAGTCCTTACCGACGATGGTACTGACTTGGTACCGTGTCACACCCAAGTCTTGGTCAGCCCATTGCAGGCTCATCAGGAACTCGACGATTTCTTCGGCGTGCTCTTGGAGTTGGTCAGGCGAGAATCGATGCACTGGAAAGAAGTTTCTCTTACGTGCAGCCAAGTATTTCACCAGTTGAACACGGGCATCATGACTGGGGTTTCCTCCCACTTGGCAGGCTGCCTGATTCAGACAAGGTAAGATGATGACATCGTTCATACGAACAGTTGCTACATCCAATGGCTTGGCCTTCGGGTCGAACACTTGGAGTGATTCTGTCACCTTTCTAACCTTCAACTCGACACCCTTCTCCCCATAGGAGATGGTGCCACGAGACGGTTCCATGGCCTTCTGTAAGATGTGATGATACCCGCCCTCCAAGTCTTCCGTGGTCAGCGGTATGCTCCAATACCCACGCTTAGCGTTGTAGGAATTCGGTATTCTAATTAGTCCACTCGTGTCAAATGGCACAGCAGGGTCACAGCAATACAGGTCAAACTTCTTCACCCAGTCGTTGACCAACTGCATACCTGATTCACGTAAGGCGGACAGTTGCCCACCAGTGCTTGGCATGTGACGTTCGGCTAAGTCAATCCACACGTGATAGCCTCCACCGCTAAACCACACGGCGTGTGATATGTTTTCCTCCATCAGAAAGCGATGCAGTCGTAATGTTTGTTCAAGCGGAATATGAGGCTGCACCTCAGCCCCCTTGTCTTTGAAATTCTTCGGGTCGAAATCAAGAACGAAGTGTCGAACGATTGGCGTCTGTAGGTCGACGCGTCGATGATGCGGAACTTGTGTGCCACGATAACCATAGACTGTCATGTAAGCGTTGGAAACGCCGTTTTTGCCACGCCAGTATCGTTCAAACGAACTCTTGCTATCAACCAACTTGCGATAGCCTCGACCTTGCTCCGTGCTCAATTCAAGCACTTCTCTTGGGAAGTCAAAATGTATCTTCATGTCTCTCCCCTCTCTTCTTCATGTACATGTAAATGTCCCTCATTGCATCGTGCATGTCCGCAGGGTCGATAAGCACTCGGTTGTTGAGGCTAACTAACGCTATCGCTGGAAAGCGTTCGCCGTTGATGACCATCTCGTTTTGAGCCATGATGGTCACAACCTTCTCTTGCATCGCAAATGCGACAGAGCACTCTACACCGAATACGGCGGACACCCAATACTCAACACATCGTTTGACTGATTCAGCCGCCTGCATTCTCTTGCCTCCGAATGCGTGGCTTAGATTTTTTCCAATAGATGTCTCCACCTTCTTGCCATGCTGGGCATTCGGTCACGAACTCGCACCATGCACACTTGCCTTCACTTGGCTGTGGCACGAAGTTGTTCGTTAGATATGCTTCAACAAGATTGCGAAGATGTCGCTTGAGTGTGTCGTTGATGTATCGCCTGTTGATTTTCTCATAGGCTACGTGATTCTCGCTTCTTGGCACTCCCTCACGCTGCCCGTATGGATAAAACCAACCCCAGTGTGACACATCCTTCAATGGATGGTCAGCCTTGTGGAGCAGGTCGGTATAGAAAGCCATCTCAGTCCGCATCGAGCGAACCTTGTAGTCTGTCCCGACCCACTTACCGGTCTTCAATTCCATGAGTGTATACGTCCCATCCTCGTTCTCATAGCCTCGGTCAATGCTGCCTGCGAAGTGAATCGGTATAGTCACGACTTCTCCGTCGAACTCAAAGTCAATCTCCTCAAAGGCGTGAACCTCTAACTCATTGATGACGGGCAAGAACCTGTCAGGGTCCTGTTCAAGTCGAATCAAATCCCACTCGATGCGTTGACGAATGATAGGTTCTTCACCCAGCGTGTACGGTTCATCCGACTGAGGGACACAGTCGAGGAGCATTTGTAGTGCCTCCTCTCTGTGACCCTTCTTGAGTGCCTCGTATGCTTTACGGTACACTGGTCGAGCCAGTACATAGAACTCTTCGATAGCATCGTGGACATTTGTTCCACGCAGCATGTCGTCCGTCTCGGGACTCTTGCGGCCTTCGATACGCTTGTACTCGTATTGTTTCTGACAGAATGTGAAATCCGACGTGAGACTTGACTTGGTGACACGAAGATATTTGTCGTGCCCTACGTGCCACTGATAGGTGGACTTACCGTATGCTTCCCAATTGCGCTCAGACATCGAATCACTGCGGTTGCATCATTAGCCCTGCAACATAAACGTATTCGCTGATGAGTTCGGCTGCTTCTTTCGGGTTATCCACCTTTGATAGAAGTGTGTCTTCGATTTTCTTCTGTAGCATAATCATCTGTACTGACAGGCTCGTGAGTCCTGTAAGCAATCCCTTCTGTGGAGCAGCCTTGGCTGCTTTCTGCGAAGGTATATACTCGTCGGGCGACTTCTTCTTTTGTTGAGAAGATGTCAACTTATCTTTGATTTTGTTCATGCGATTGACTTTCCCTGACAATTTGTACATACTCTTTCTCTTACTACCAGTTCGCTCTAAGACCCCTTCTCCAACCAGTGTAACCAGTGCGTTTGTTACCAACTGCCTGTTGTCCTTTGTTCCCTTGAACAGCGAATTATTCTTCACTATATTGTAAAGAGCCTCACGAGTAAATATCGTGTCTGCTCCGAATTGGTTCGCTATTACTGCTTTTCGTGCTTCTTTCTTGCTTGTTTTTTTGGCTACCATTTTTCTCACCTTTCTTTCGGACTACATACTAATATATTAAATGAATCACCAATAAGACTTGGGCTTTGCTTTACCCGAAGCGTAATCTATATTCCACTCCAGTGCCTTGTATATAGGCTCAATCTTTTTGGTTATCAATTTCAATACCATAGTATCATAGTCGAGTATAAATTCATCGAGTTCACTCTCTTCGTGGAATGACACGATGTCTGTTTTAGGCAGGCCGTCGGGTACATCCTTTACGTATACCCACTTAGCACTGTCACCTTCGTCAAATCTTGACCCATTATATCGCTCGGCCAAGTGAGCGTTGTAATATCTTGCACCTTTTACACCCGGCACTCCGACACTCGGAGCATAGTTGTTCAAGGGCTTTTGGATGCGAGTAACACCACACAAATCCTTGAGTGGTATGTCACCATTTTGAATACGCTTTGCCAGTGGGCGAACTAATGAAGTTGCATCATTCTCCGTACCACCATTACAGACAATAGTAAGTAAGTCTCGCTCCAATGTCCTCGACACTGGGGCGAGTGTTGATATTTTACCGAACCGTGCTGACTTGGATTTACCTTCGTCCTCAGGAGGCCAAGAGCATACACCATAGTACAGGTTCTTGCCTGCTACAATCCAGTACGGCATGTATGCCTCAAACTCAACGAACAGATGACTGGCGTCGAGTTGTCGTTGAACTTCGTCGGTCAAGTGTTTGGCGAGAGCCTCAGCCTCGTCAAATGGAATCTGAACAAATGCGGAGTCGGTGTGACCGTACAAGGCTGAATAGCCTTGAGCCTCAGACTCCTCCATCAAGAACCGAATAGACTCTCGACCTCTTGATGTAATAGCGCTTGCGATAGCAGGTGCTGCCCACCCCCAGTGGGTACTGGCACACATACCGTATAGTGACGCCATGACGCGCTTTACTGCGAGTTGCATGGTGTTCCATCCTGAGCGTTCTGACTTGGTATCAGCAGCACGCATGTTCTTCTTGTAAGCATCACGTACCTCAAACAACTCCTCGACGATTGTGGGTAGCAGCCCACGCTTCGACTGGTCCCAGCACGTACCGTCCTTGAGTTCCTTGATGTTCTCCTCACCACGCCGTGCGTTGTCAACTTGCGTTTCCCACGACAGGTTATCGCTCAGTATGATTGAGGGGTACAACCCCTTGTAGTCGACACAGGCAACACCCTCGTATCGACCGGGTTTCGGTGGAGGTATGAACGCCCCTTCGTAGTCCACCTTCTCAGCACCTGACGATGTCGGCGCTTTGTTGACTGTGCGACGACTGAGCAGGCCACGTGCGAACCGTGTGACGTTGTGACACGATTCAAACATGACACCACAGAAACGCTGTAGTGCTAAGTAAAAGTTGAGAATGTGATTGTCCTCATCGATACGCTTGAGCAAGAGAACGTCTTGCATACAGTAGTCGACGTATTCGTCGAATCGCTCGTACCATCCTGTGAACACGTCCATGTCGAACTTGTTCGCATAGCCTAACTCCTCAGCGATGGTCGCCAACTTGAGATTCGATAACTGCGGTCGACCACTGTCTTTCCATACACGCTCAAAGCCTGTACCACTCTTGAGTGGGGCAGCGGTGTCGAAGCACAGGCGACCCGCTACAGGCTGCGCCGTGTAGTCGTAGCCACCACGCTTGTCTTTGCGTGGACGCAACACCCGACCCAGTGGGCTGAGCCGTCGATAGGCGTCCCTGCCGAGTAACTTCTTTTGCATCAATCGACCTACCATGTGTGGCAGGTCAGCCCACATCAATGCGTGAGCAACGAAGACGTCAGGGTTGGCCTCCTCAAGATGGTCGAGGAAGCGACTGTAGATTGCACGCTCGGAGTTACAAATCACTCGTCTGTATGAAAACTCGGCGGTAGTGCCATCCTCATACTCGTGCTTTACATGACGCACCTCGTCGATGCACTCGTCGTCGCCCAACTCTCTTGCTGAGCGTTCCGACCAACAGTAGGCTACACTCTCATTGGTGTGGCTGTCTGTGAAAGCAATGACCGTAGTGAAGCCCTTGACAGGGTCCCACTCAAGGTCGAGATGCCATACACGTGGTGTCCAATCAGGCATCTCACTGACTTCGTCGATGAGGTATCTGTCGGGCAACCGTAGGTCAGCCTCCCATGTCTCAATCTCACGACGCACGCCGTGCAAGTCGTTGGGTCGCATTACGTTGACACGAATCAAGTCCTCACCATACAGACCAGTGGCCTTCGTAGAACGGTCGATGGTTAGCCCATAGTACCGTTCACTCAGCCGAGTCAAAAGGCGGGGAGGGGTGTCGGCTCTTACCCATGTGTAGGGTTGGAAGTCCGTCACCGTCTCTTCAATCAGTTCGCCTTCGGGCGAGCGCCATCGCTTGTACAGCGCAGCCATGCCCTCAGGGTCAGGATAGTATTGTTCGATAATCACTCCTCTTCCCCCGCACCCAACATGTGACTGGTGGAATTCAAGAACGTATATTTCATTATCGAAAACAACCGATGTGCTTGATTATTTAAGTTCGCCATCTCTAAGGTCAATTGAGACCATTCGGGGTTCTGTCTTTTCAATTCGATGTATTGTTCCTTATCATCCAGTATTAAACCAAGAATGCTTTGACCTTCTTTCCAAGTCTTTTCATAGAAATTGATTACTTCTTCAATGTTCATTCGTCCTCACCTATGCACAGCACGTCCGTGTTGACTGATTTATATCGACGTATCAGCGCCTTCAAGTTCTTGCGTGACATCCGTCTGTTGAAGTACTGACCATGTCCACGTAGGTAAAACCGCACACTGATGACTCGACTGTCATCCAACTCGTCAGGTATGACAATCCATTGCATGGATGCCACTTCTTTCAAATCGATAATCAGACTGTTTGCTGATGCATATTGTTTTTGTATGTCATTCATTTTTCTCTCTCCTTTGTTTTTCTCTTTTGAGCCTTGCACATGTAGCGCATCGCTTGCAATGCTTCCAATACTTTGTGATTGGTCGCTTCTTGCAATCAATGCACATTTGCGTCATTCCTTTGTCCTCTTGATAGCGGTGCACCTCATTCGTCCACCTCTTGGTCAAACACAATGAGTAGGAAGTCGTCGTTGCGCCCTCGTATGACGAGGGGTGCGTTCTCACCCATGTGAATCGAAACGTTCTGATTCGGCACCGTGCCCAACAGGTCGGGCAACCAGTGAGCGAAGTGCGATACATACGACTCTTTGTCGCCTGACACTTGCTCAGCCTCAGCGTTGACGAACATCTTACCCTTGCTTGACTTGGACGCCATGACTGTGAAGTCACTGTCCTTCGGTCGCAACTCGGCCTTACAGGTAAACAGATTACCTATCACCTTCGTCGCCTTCGCCAGTGGGTACAGGTCAGACCCGTCGACCACAGCCTCAGCAGGCAGTGGTGCGTTCCCGAAAGACGTCCACATGCTCTCCTCGCTTTTCTTGACTATCTTCTCAATCAGGCTGACGTCACTGTCCGATGCAATGTATGTGCTCGTCGGCAACTCAAGGTTGCTGTTGCCACCCTTGACATGCAAGGGTCGGCCTCGACCTCGTTGGTTGACTGTGACGTCGGCTGATGTCACCGACTTGAGGAAGGCCAAGAGGCGAGCGACATCGCTCACGTATATGTGACCCTCATCATCACTGGTGCAAGGCATACCCTTTCGCAAGTAATGCGTCAATTGACCCACGGCAGCGATGATAGTGCCCGACGATACCCGAAGCACGAGGTCATCGACACCCTTAGCAAAGGTGTCAACGAAGCCAATCAGTGCTTTTCTGTCCGCTTCAAAGGTAGGCATACGCCTCACAGGGTCCTGTCACGTAGTTCCGGCAAGCCGTACCACTCAGCGTTCTGTCCCTTCTTCGTCACGAAGAACGTGCGTTCCTGACCCTGCAAGTTCGGGTTGGTCTTGACCTTGACGAACTCGGCGGAGTAACGAGTCTCACCCGTCTCCTTGCCGTCCTCATCACGAACCTTGGTGTCCTTGCACCATAGAATCTGTGTGAGGTCGTTGTTGGCCTGCTTCTCCCATACGAACTTCCAACCGTCATGGCTGTACTCATCGTCGGCTGACTTGATGTGCGTCTCCCAATAGACGTCCACACCAAGCATGTTCATCTGTCGGCACAACGCAGTCAGTTGCTTGAATCGAGTCGAACGGATGTTCCAATTCCAACCAATCTCCTTGTTGAGTTTGGAGGCGGCTGCTTCAATCGCATCCTTTGCATCCATCTCAAGGTCGTAAATCTTCATGTTGTTGATACAGACTTGGTCGAACTGGTCAACCGCAGTGACAAGGAACGCCTTCAATCGAGGCTTGTCCCACTCAGGGTCACGCTGATTGCGAGCATACTCCAATGCGAACTTACAGATGTCCATCACACGTTGGTGTGTCTTCTGATAGTCAAACGCCGTTCGGTTGCCGACCTGCGTCGACCACGGATTCCAAAGACGGAAGCGGTCGTCGTCAGGGTAATGCGTCTCTTTGCAATCGAGAGCACCACTGTCGAAGTCCATACACCACATCATCTCGTTGTCCTCAGCATAATGTGCAAAGGCATCCATGACGGCACCAGTCTTGCCTCGACCACTGTGACCTCCAATGCCACAGAAGATGGTCGACGGCTTGAACTTCGCTTGAACCGTCTGTTGGTTGAACTCGTTCATCAGTTCGGGGTAGTTCGTTGTAGCACCACTCTTCGGAGCAGGTGCTGCCTCCTTCTTAGCAACTGGCTCAACTGGCTCAGATTGCACAGGGGGTTCGGTCTTCTTCTCTTCTTTGTTTTCTTCGACAGCCTTGTTCAGCGCTGCCTTCAATGCGTCTAATCCACTCATTCTTCTTCACCTCAAAATTGGTCGATGTCTGTGTTTCCACCCGTTGCTCCCGGTCGTGCTGTTCGTGGAGGGACATAGATACCAAAGGCCGTGAGGCTCGGCACCATGTCGTCTCGGAACATCCGTGTCTTGAGTTGCCCACAGATGAGCACTGGAGTGCGCTCAGCATAAGGTACCCATTCATCACCCTTCTTAAACTCAAACGGATTGTTCTCGTCGTTCAGGGTGCCCGGAATCCATACGGTAATCTCGGACAGTGGGGACTCTCGACCATACTTCGACTGAGCGCTCAGGCTTGTGATGCTCAGGCGGAAGTTGCGTCCCGTTCTGTCGTACTGGTTGTCGTTCGCCTCTTTGTTGAGTCGACTGACATATCCCTTCGTGATAACCGTCGGCGAAAGGAAGCCGTCGTTGTAGGCAATCTTTCGGTCGTCGTACGCTTCAAGGAGTTCGGCCATGTCGACGTAACTGTCGTGCTTATCACTGACCCAAAAGCGTGCTGCATCTGTGAAGTCAGACATGGAGTCGTCGTTCTCAATGTAGATGATTGAGTCACAGAAGTCACGGTTTGTGTATACTGTGTCTCGTGTTGGGTCATTCGGAGGAATGACTTGGACTTGGCACAGTTGTCCAATCTCGTATTGTGCTGACATGCTGTTGCCACTCAGTGCGATACGCCATAAGCGTGGGTTCTCGATGAGGCTGTTGACCTCGTTACCAAGGAAGTGCATGTAGCGTACTTCGCTTGTCGGTGCAATCGGCTTGCCGAAAGTGGCTGTACCCTCTCGGTTGTTGAGGAGAGCCACCATTGTGTTGTCGACTTCAAGTGCAAACCACGGTAGGTTGTCACCATCGACACGCTCATTGGTCGGTTCGCCGTTGACGTGCCATACTCCCTCTTTCGCCTTGAGGATGCCAATCATACCCTGCTCAATAGCACGGTTGCTGTCACGCTTGAAGAGACTCACGGCCTCTTCTCGTTGTCGTCGACGTAGGTCAGTCGGGGCGTCGTTCAATCCAAGGACGTGGCCTACGAATTCAATCGTGTCACGGTTACCACCGCCACCACTTCGCCCAAGATTCCGTGTATCGATGACAAACATCTCAGCCCATTCTGTCAACAGATAGGCGTCTTCACTTTGCCAGTCGGTCACACCGAACTCGTCGCTGAGCCATTGCTCAAACTCCTTTATCGCTTCTTCTTCTCCTTTTCCAGTTCTTTCTGCGTATGCTTTTATACGTTCCATTACTTCATCATTCATCTTTTCACTTCCATGTTTTGTTTTAGTGTTGCCACGAAATACTCAAAGAATGCTATATCGTCATCAGGCCATTCGTTGGTCATTAGAATAAAACGACCGTATGTTCTCATAAACGCATACCACTCCTCTCCCTCTTCCAGCAGGGGTCGTGCTCGGAACCTCAACTTCTTTAATGTTCCGAAGCGGTTGTTGCCTTCTTCAAGTTCTCGTAGAATATATGCAGCAAGCGACTTATAGTCGCCGCCTGCTAAATTAAGCGCAGCCTTCGCCATGTTGTTACCACGACCACGTATATGTTCCATTAGTGCGTCGTCAGTCTTTGACAAAGACTGCAATGTATCAACTACTTTTCTTGCACTACCGGAGTAATAAGAACCCAAGTTCCTGTAATACTCTTTCCATGCGTCGGGTAATTGCTCTTGCTCGTGAATGTTTAATGCCACTTGCTCTATTTCATCAGATGTCATGGGCTTGAAATGATACACTCGACATCTATCTATTATCGCTGAGTGGAAACCACCCATGTCGTTGGCTGTAAGAATAAATCGTACAGTCTTGTGGCTCGTCTCCATGATTTGACGCAGTGCCTTCTGTGCATCTTTTGTTAGTGAATCCGCTTCATCCATGAGAATGTATCGGTGTGAAGCCATCAGTGCTTTCTGTGAGACAATGTGCTTGAGTTCATCTCGGATGTACCCAATCCCTCTGTCGTCACTGGCGTTGGTGACGATGACGTTGGCAGGGTCGAACGCACTCCCCAATGCTCCCCTTGCCAACGCCATCGCCGCCGTTGTTTTACCCACACCTGACGGTCCTATGAAGAGAAGGCACGGCGGTGTCGTTTCCGCCGTCCATTCTCGTGAATCTCTTTTCAATTCTTGACAACCAACCATTTGGTCGACAAGTTCCGGTCTGTATTTTTCTCTCCAAACTTCAATCATCATATCCCCTCTTTCTTACTTCTTTAAATAGCCCTACCAAAATTACACCATTTCGATGAGGTCCGTTAGTTGACTTGTATCACTGAATCCGAGGTTGTCGTCAACATACATCACCTCGCCCACCATGGACATGGTTGACAGGTTCATATCTTTGACCTGCCCAACCAATACAATGGCCTGTTCTTCAATCGGCATCCAGTGATTGCCGACGAGGACCCCGTTCTTCGCCAACCTTGTCCTCAAGTGGTTGGCAACTGAGGCGTTTAGTTTAATCTCAAGTACTTGGTATGGGTCGAAGCCATCCAAGACTCCGAGCCTCAAGTGCGTCTCATACTCCGCATCCTTCTTTACAGAAAGACCGAGCAAGTGAATCTGATACGCTCCGTCCATCACAACGTAGCCACCATGTCCTCCGATGTCGAAGGGACCGCCATCTTTGAGGCGCAGTCGCTCATTGTCGTTGATGGCTATCAGTGCGTTCGTCAAGTTCTCGCCCTCCTCAAGAAGCCTACCCACCTTGATGGGTACCTTGAAGGTTGCCGTGCTGAGGACCTCGATACGCTCTCGATAGGGTCGCTTGTACACTTCCCAGTCCTGACCCATCGACAGCACGTCGCTGACTGATACAATCGAATTACCTGACACCTCAACCTCATAGACGCCAACAGTCTGAGTCGGCAAGAAGAACGTGTCAATCTTGCCAACAGGTTGCTTGTCCTGATTGTACAGTGTGCCTCGCAGTGTCCCCGCAGGGAACTCTACGACGTGCAGGTATCGACGCTGCGCCTTGATGACCTCAAGATAACTGCTACTTGGTGCGGTCGTCTGTGTCCACGACTTGTATACTGGTCCACGGAATGGCTGACCCGGTTGAATGTGGTCGAGGGGTTTGACCTCCTCGCTCTCATCCTTGAGTGTCCTTACAAGATACTCAGCGGGTGACATCGTGTCGAGTATGCGCCTCACTGCCTTGAGGCTCAGCGCCCTACTACCAGTCAGATGTGAACAGCGCTGAATGAAACGGTCGATTGGATAGGGTGGGGCTTCGCCCAGTGCCCTTGACCAAAACGCCTCAGCCTCAAGTTGACTGAGTTGTTTGGCTACATCCAACACAGGTGTTTCGTTCAGTCGGTGCATCAGCATCATCGCTTGCTTGACTGTTAAGTTGCTCGGTTCCTCATTGCTCTCCGATGCAAGGGTCGGCACGATAGGTTGCCCCGTCAATGCCTCGTCCCACACCAAGCCTGAGATACCAAGTTCTCGACAAACCGACTCCCTGATGTGGCTGTCTGAAATGAACTGTCGGGGATGTCGTGAATACTTCGGGAAGAAGATGTCAATGATGTCCTCGTAGTCCTCGGCTGATTGCTCAACCATATCAGACACGGCACGCATGGACTCACGAAAGTCAGCCGCACTGTCGTCGCTGTTGCGTCGATAGTACAACCTACGGAGTGTACGTGCTGCCTCAGCAGCAGTCGATAGTAGCAAACCAATCACTCAATCGGATATGCTAACTGATGCGGCTCAGCCACTTTCGCTTGCAACTCTTTCACGGCATGCAGTAACTTGCCTGCTATGACTTTATCACGTTCGTACAAATCATTTACCTCAGCAATCAAGTCGTTGACCTGCTCACGTAGCGATTCGTTGTCTCGTTCAAGTTGTTCAACTCTGTCTTCAAGTTGTTCAATTCTGTCTTCAATGTATTCTTTGCTCATTTTTTCCACCCATTTGTTTTTATGTACTGTATCATGTATTTGTCATCGTACTTGACTGCTTCTTTGAAGCAAATCGACCTAAAGTCGATGCCCCACCGACTACCGAAATAGTCAGCAAGGTCGAGTACATCTCTGAAAGTGAATTCGTTACCTTCGTCGAACGCTTGCTCAACTAACAACTTCATGTTACTCTCAGTATTGTTTGCTAACATGCTCAATAGCATTTCTCTCTCATTTGTTTTCATCTGTTTAAACAGTTTCATTCTTTCATCTCCTTTTGAAATACGATGGCACACGGTGTGGGCCATCCCTTCTTGGCAGTGACCATCAGGCCAATCTCCCTGTTATTATTCTTGCCCCACTCAAGGAGCATCTTGTGCATCTTTCGGGCAGTCGATTGTTTACCGTCGTCGGGAATGAACTGCATCAGTCCGCCGTCGACGATGTCCTTGTGGACAATGATTGAGCCGTGCTCGCTAAAGTCAACGATGCTCACGCCGTCACCTCCATGCTTTCTTCATCTCCTAACTCAGACCAATCAAATTCACCGTCGGCTTTCCA